ATGATCCCAACCCCGACCACAGGTATTCATAAAGAGCAGATCAAATACCTGATCCGACGGTGCGGATGGAATCTGACTGACCTTTCTGTACATTGGGGATTTCAGAGATCGGCGATCTCAAAAACCCTCAACACGCCGTGGCCAGAAATCGAAAGCCGGATTGCCCAATTTTTGGGGCAACCCCCAATGACAATATGGCCAGATCGTTATGACCAGGACGGCATCCCCTTAAAGGGAAATCCTACTAAACGAAATGATACCAGACAAATGCTTCCGCACAACGATCATTTTGATGGAGCGTTGTAACACGATGGCGAAAAGAACGTCAAAAACAACACCTCACCCAAATCAGTTGAACCTGTTTGCGAGGATGGCCGGGATTGAATTAACTGAGGTTCCCCAAAAACCCGAAAGAACAACAACCAGCAGGCTGGATTGCCGTAAGGCCACACGGCAATGGTTAACATCATCGATCAAGCAATCAGGCAAATCCCGTGAATTAATCGCTGAGATGTTGAGCGCCACAACCGGCATCAAAATTTCCAAAGACAATTTGGACATGTGGACAAAGGACAGCCATCCAAGTGATGTGCCTGCGCACTTTATTGCATCATTGACTGTAATTTTGGGCTCGAATTTCTTGGACTGGTTTGCCCAAAGAGCGGGTTGTCGGATTGCAGGGACCGAGCAACTTCAGATGGCCCGGATTGGCCAGATGATCGCCATTCAACATTTCGCCGATGAACAAATAAAAGAACTGATTGCCGACCTTCCGCTTATGAAACAGGGACATCACTGATGGTGGAACTGGCCGCATTCCAAATTGCCCGACTGCGCGGTGTGACACCACGAGCAGTCAGAATTTGTGCAAAGAAAAATAAATGGCCCTATCGAGAAAAGAAAGGTCGGGGTGGTGCCCAACGTTTTTACAAACTGACTGAACTTCCTGTTGATATTCAGAGTATCTATCTTGAAAAAATGTGTTCATCCCTACACTCACCCGCCGACGCAATTTCCGTCACACCCCTGATCCCACAAAACACCTCTGATCTCAAGCATTGGCAACGCTCTGTTGTGGACGGGCGGGCAGGCGTCCTGCGAACTATAAACAGTTGGGTTCTTGAAGCTGGAATTACGCAGGGGAAGGCAATTTCCAGGCTTCTTGAAATGATCAAGAACGGCAATCTACCCGAGCATCTGGAACAACTGATTTTGGCTGCCAATGGCCGCGCCGGGGGCAAACTGAAACTCTCCCGCGCCACCGTTTATAACTGGATCAAAGCCCAAAATACCCAAGGCGTGGCAGGTCTTGCGCCGAATGACGGCAATCCGGGGCTGACCATCCCGGACTGGGCCGACCCCCTATTGTCACTCTACGGCGACCCGAGGAAACCGTCTCTCGCAGCCGTTATGGAAAAGCTTCCCAAAAGTTTACCCAAGGGTTTGGAACGGCCCAGTTACGACGCCGCACGTCGCTTTCTCAAGTCCCTCACCGCCGTAACCCGCCACACCGGGCGCATGGGACCACGCGATCTGAAAAGCCTGAAGGCCTACGTAAAACGCGACGTGTCGGAACTCTGGCCCGGCGCGGTCTACGCCTCCGATGGTCATACCTTCAAGGCGGAAGTTCAACACCCAATCCATGGTGGTCCCTTCCGCCCGGAAGTCACCCCGGTTATTGACGTTTACACCCGTCGTATCGTCGGCTGGTCGGCGGGGCTGGCGGAAAGCACCTGGACGGTTCTGGATGCCGCGCGGCATTCGTTCATGACGTCGTCACTATGCGACATCTGGTACACGGACAATGGTTCGGGTTTCAAAAACAAGGTCATGCGGGCACCGTTGATTGGCTTCATGGCCCGATGGTCAGTCACCTGCAAAAACTCTCTTGCCTATGGGTCTCAGGCCCGTGGCGTTATTGAGCGCTGGCATCAAACCATGACCAAAGCGGCCAGGGAACTGCCTACCTATATGGGCAAGGATATGGACGCCGAGGCGAAGCAAAAAGCGTTCAAAATCACCCGTGCCGATATGAGGCGGTTTGGAAGCTCAAAACTGTTGTTGGGCTGGCCAGAATTTCTTGAGTACGTTCAATCTGTAACAGACACCTATAACGACCGCCCGCATAGCAGCCTTCCGCGCATCCGCGACGCCGTTACCTTCAAGCGTCGCTATATGACGCCTAACGAAGTTTGGCAAAAAAGCATCGACGAAGGTTGGCAACCCGATCCGGTTACCGAAGCCCAGGCCGATGACATGTTCCGGCCCTACGAAATCCGCAAAACCAATCGCGCCCTCGTATCGCTGTTCGGCAACGAATATTTCGGCGGCAATGCGTTGGAGGCCTTCCATGGTGAAGAGGTCATGGTTGGGTATGACGTACACGATGCATCGAAGGTGTGGGTTCGTGAACTGATCCGAAATGCCGACGAAATCTGCGAGGGCCGTCTGATCTGTACTGCCGAATGGGGCGGAAATCGCCAAAGTTATTATCCCGTCAGTGTTGCTGAACAGGCCCGCGACAAACGGTTGGCTGGCCGGATCAAACGTCTTGATGTGCACAAAGCCGAGGCCTTGGCCGAACGGCACTCCAATCCATTGATTGAAATGGGTGGCGAGACACCAATGACAGAGACGGAATCGGCGATGGCCGACGCCATGTTCGAGAAACTGGAGAACCCGTTAGAGCCGGTGTCCTCTGTCACGTCGATTAACGGGCGACCGGTATTTCATGATGATCTGGAATTTGCTGTGTGGGCAGAAGCAAACCCCACCGCGTTGACCAGAGAAGATTACCAACTCCTCAGTGAATTAATGAATACAAGACCCTTCCGAATCCTGCTTGAAACGGAAGGGGTGGACATTCCCCAACTCTCAGATGTGGCAAGAAAAGGAGCGGCGTAATGCGAGACGTCTTTGTGAAAACAGAAAATACCAAACGATTTTTGACTGCACTTTCGGTCCTGGAAGATCGTGGTGCGGAAGAAGCCTGCTTGATGGTCATTGATGGCGATCCGGGCGTTGGAAAAACTGGTTTAGCCAAGTGGTTCTCCATACAGGAACGCTGTGTTTATCTCCGCGCTAAGAAAGAATGGAAACCCGGTTGGATGATGCGGGAGCTTATTCAAAACATCACCACGGAACCCCCCGAATGGTCGTTCGAGAAAATGTACAAACAGGCGCTGGAAGTTCTGAGCCAACGGGCTCACAACGCCCAAAGTAATGGCGAAATGTTCGCTGTGATTGTCGATGAGATTGACCACATCGCCCGTTCCGCCAGATTGCTGGAAACGCTTCGCGACCTCTCTGACATGCTGGAAATTCCTTTCATCTTCGTTGGCATGGACCGGGTTCGTCACAAGTTCACCCGGTTTCCGCAGATCGCCAGCCGCGTCGGCCAATACGTTGAATTTCAGGCGGCGACGCGGAAGGATGTTGCTGCCATGGTCGCCGATCTCTGCGAGGTCGAAGTCAGAGATGACCTGATCCAGTTGCTGCACGACGTTGCTGGCGGGCATATCCGCGAAATCAAGGATGCCCTCAAAAACATTGAACGGTTTGGCAAGCGCAACGCCAAACCGGTGGGCATCACCGATATGGCTGGCGAGGTGCTGTTCTATAACCGTCGCGATGGCGCGCCGGTTAAGGTACGGGGCCTCTGATGCCCAAACCCGGCGACCTGCAAATCCGGCTCCTTAAAGAGGTCGGCCCCGATCAATGCCTGACCATTGATGTCTTGGCCGACGCCATGCAAACCACACGTCACATCGTTTCACTGGTCGCCACGCGACTGATAACGCGCGGATATCTGGAACGCGCCGAGATTGGCTGTTTTCGCCTTACAGGCGAGGGGAAAACTGCCTTGGCAGAAGGTCGTAAAATCACCTCGGGGCCGATAGGCCCGCACACCGGTGTGCGGAAACCAAACAGGAACTCGACCCTCAGGAAACGCCTGTGGAACGCCATGAGGGTGCTGGGGAAATTCACCATTAGCGATCTGGTCTCGAACGCCGCACGCGGAGAGGAAAAGGACGCCTATAACAACGCCCGCCGATACGTCCGGGGGCTGGATCGGGCAGGGTATTTTCGAAACCTGCGCGGCGTCAAGGGGAACTCCCTGACGTCGAACAACCTGAAGCGGTTTGCGTTGATCCGTAACAGCGGCCCCGAAGCGCCGATGTTGCGCCCCAGCAAGTCAGAAGTCTATGACCCGAACACCGGCGAGGCGCACCCATGGATTGGTTAGGAATCCTGCGCACCAAGCGTGATGAGCTTGGATCATCTGAACTAGTCGGCAAGATGATCGGATACAAAGGATCGTCCGTGCGCCTCGTATTGCTCGGAAAGTATCCCGGAAAAACAGACAAGATTGCCGCCGCCGTGCTGGCCAGACTGGCTAACCGTATCGTCTGCCCGCATCTGAAATCAGATATCACGCCTGATGAATGCAACATTTTCTCGGGGCGCGCCATGCCACTTTCCGATCCCCGCGCCCTTCGCCATTGGCGGGCCTGTTCGGCCTGCCCGGCCAATTCCAATCTGGAGGCGGCGGAATGAAACGTCAACCATCAGGATCAATTCGCTGGCATGATGGCCACTCTGAACACGTCGCCCAGGTGATGGCCTATCGCCACCTGCCAAAAGACGCATGGCTCGTGATCATGAAAGATACTGAAGAGACGACTTGGGTTGGGGTTTTTCGCATCTCTGTCCGCGACGAAAATCTCTACGAGGCCATCGTCGCGCCCACATCCATCGAACAGGCCATTACCATCGCCAGTGAGGCCATCGTTGATCCGGAGGGCAGGCCCGCGCACCGGATTTTCCCGTTCAGTGACGCCGCCACGGCCAAGGCGCTAGCCGCCACGGTCATCGCCTATCTCGGCCCCGATCTGGAGGGCTGGCTGACACTTAACACTGAACCGGCAAATGACCGGATCGGAGGTGCGGCATGACACGCCGCCGCCGTCAAATTCGCCTGCGGAACTATATCCGCTATCTGATTTCAATTCCCCTCGGCGTGGTCGCGGCCTTTTTGGCCGTTCTCAGAAACCGTCATCAGCAAAGGAGAACCCAATGACGGAGACCACACCCATCGAAACGACGCAGGAAGCCAATCGGGCCATGACCAAGGTCGGCAAACTGCGGGCAAGGCTGGACACCTTGGAAGCAGGCCGCGATACCGAAATGCAAAAAATCGCAAACGCACACAACCCGAAAATCGAAAAAGCCAAAGCCGAGCTGGCGGCTGCTGAAGCTGGCCTCGAACAATGGGCCACTGAAAATCGTGACACCATCTGCCCGGAAGGTACCAAGACCGCCAAACTCCGGGCCGGTGAGATCGAATTCAGGAAAGGCGCATTGACGGTTCAGGTTGATGGTGACCGGTTGGACAGCATCATCAAGACCCTTCGTGAACGTCGCCTCAATCAGTGCGTTATCACCAAATCATCTGTCGACAAGACGGCGCTGAAAAAGGTCACCGACAAGGCGCAAGGAATTGAGGGTCTCGCCTTCATACAGAAAGAAACCGTCAATATCCGCCCTGTTACTGGCGATACGCCGACAACTGGCGGAGGTGACGACTGAACGGCAACTGATAGAGCCCACAGCCGGACAGGTCACGGTCATTCGTGACCTGTCCGGTTGGCCCCCGGCGAAATCGTTTGCCCGACCTTCGCCGGGGGCATCCAGTTTCAACACAGGAAAAGGAGATGATCGACAATGCAACCCGCAACAGCCACGACGCAAGATTTACGAATCGCATTGCAAAATCTCACTGTTGTCACTGCAGGCGTGGTCTCTCGTCTTCGCCGACCTGCGCAACGCAAAGAGGTTGTGCAAGCGCTCGCGGATGCGAATCGGGTTCTGGATGCCGAATTTACATCACCGCCGCCGAGCACATTGGTGTCAGCCGCTGACGCCGCCGACGAAGAGGCCCGCAAACAACCTGGCTATCGCGCCGATCTGGAAGGATAGACCATGGCTGTAAGTCCCCAACGACGAAAACTGCTTGGCGCTGTGCACGCCACAGCCAAGGCCCGAGGTCTCGACGAAGACAGCCGCCGCGATCACATGGAACAGTTAACCGGTCACCGGTCGGCTGCCAAGTGTAGCGACGCGCAACTGAAATCAATCATCAGCGATCTCAACGGCAACAAGGGGCGAGGCACAAGCCGTCAGACCCACGCAAAAATCCGAGCGTTGTGGTTTTCGCTGTGGAACCTCGGATGGGCCGAAAGCCCCGCCAAGGAAGTGCAGAACGCCTTTGTTAAACGTCAAACCGGCATCGACCTGTTGACATGGATCGATGACAGTCAGGCGCGTCAGGTGATTGAAGCGCTCAAGGCCATCGCCGAGCGTGAATGTGGCGTCGACTGGTCTGAAATCAAAATTGCCACCGACAGGGGACATAACAAGCTCCCAAAATACCTGTCTGATCGAATTCGAGTAGTCCAGGCCCAGTGGAGCCGCCTTAACGATTTGGGGACCATCCGTATCGCCAGTGAAGCGGCACTCATTCAGTGGGCCAAGGGCCGCAACATCATCCCCAATGACCGCGCCCTACACCAGTTCGAAGTCAAGCACCTGGACGAAGCCCAGCGCCTTCTTGGCCGCTGGCTCAGGGGTGCGTTGAAGAGGACGGACGCCTGTACAGAAACGAATGCAGGATTTTTGAATTACGCCGGAAGGAAAAGGGAAGCTAATGACAAATTCAATACGTGATTTCGTCCGCAAAAAGCCAAAACCCACAGTGGAAGAGGCGTTGGATTTTGCCCGATCCGTAATGATGGAAAAGGGCGTGGATGTTAACTGGGGGCCGTATCAGTTCAGAGACGGAATGTCCCTGACAAACGCAAAAACCGCTCTTGAAATCCATGCGGTGGACACTTCGGAAGTGATGGCGCTTGAGATGGTCGACTACGCCCTCGAAGCCTAGATGCGAGATTGACAATGAACCCACCCCTCAAACACCTGTCCACGCCGAGCGACGCGCTCGACTTTCTGAAATCCGGCGAACTCGGAGAAACCGCTGTTTATCACGTCGGAAATCTTCTGTCCCCGGTCGCGCCCGTCAAGCGATCAGTGGCAAAACTGTTGATGCAATATGCGCGGTGCAAGCGGGTCTACCTCACTCAAAGTAGGTCTTTACCGGGCACCTACATTTACCGCGTCACGCTCCCGAAAGACAAAAGGTATCGCATCGGAGGTGACGCTTGATGACACTGTTCACCGGCATCGAATGGGCGACCCATACGGTCAATTTCTGGATCGGCTGCACGCCGCAATCCGCCGAATGTTCCGACTGTTATGCGCTCAAGCATGATCGTCGTTTTAACGGGCTGAAGTACTGGGGGCGTCATCGCCCCCGTCTTGAGGTAAAGGGCGGCCCTGCAGAACTGCGCAAGGCCAATCGAATGGCCCCGGTCTCCGGTCCCCGGCCCATCGTGTTCATTAATTCAATGTCTGATTTCTTCGACATCGATGTCGACCCGGACCGGCGTGCCCGTGCATGGGACGTGATCCGCGAATGCGACCGCGTTGTCATCATCATTCTGACCAAACAAGCCCAAAATATTCCCGGCATGTTACCCGATGACTGGGGCAATGGCTGGAACCATGTGTGGCTCGGATTTTCGGCAGGCACCAAAAAATTATTCCATCAACAAGCATCGCATTTGTTCAACGTACCAGCGGCAAAATACATCTGGTCTGCGGAACCCGTGATGGAGTTGATCAACGCGACCCAGTTCCTAATTTCAGGACCGTTTTTTTTCGATTGGGTCATGATCGGTGGACGGTCCAAAACGCACCATCCAACGCATCTGGAAGGCTTGGCTGTTTTAGTCGACCAATGTAGAGCTGGAGGCGTTCCCGCCTTCGTTAAACAGCTAGGCCAGAATCCCGCCTACGAATGCAAACCGTGGCCGATCTCCGACCCCAAGGGTGGTAACTACGACGAATTTCCCGAATGGCTCAAATGCCGTCAGTTCCCGGCAGGTGCCCATGCCTGAATACCGGCGAACTCTTGACTACCCTCATGAGCGGGCCTGTCGCAGGCATGCCATTCGACGCGCATGGGAGCGGTGCGGCTTGGCGCTGGCCATGCCTGATGTGAAAACCATCGAAGGTATCATCGACGCTGGACGTGCCGTATTGATCCGTTCCGGCGAAACCAACCGCCCGGTTTTCAAGGTTCCTTATCGCAAATTACAACTTTTCGTCTGTTATGACCTGACCCTCAAATCCGCTGTAACGTTTCTCACCTCGGCACAAGCCCACCGACCCTATCCCGGCCCAAAACGCAAAAGCCGCATGACATGACCATGCCGAAATTCAAAACCGGCAGAGATTGCCCGCCGATGCTGTTTTTCAAGATCATGGCGCTGACGGGACGCGAGCGCCCGTTTTTTCATCTTGAACCGAGCGGCGTGTTTCTGGTCTCGCCATACCGACCCGGATCGGCGCTGATCGTAATATACACATGGTGGCAAACCTTTCTCCTTGGGATCGGACTGGTCGGTTCTGCTTTGTGGTTGCTCGCCGTTCAGGTTGGTGTGGGTTTGAGCGTTCGCTTTGGCCTTTTCGATCTGGCTAACTCCATCCTGCGGAGAGCGCGTCAGTGATTAGTTCGACGTCATATGGCCTCAAGCAGATCGCCGAAAAAATTTCCGCCAGGGCGGCTCATGCGCTGGTTGAGCATTTCGGCGGCACGGTAGTTGAGGTGCCGTTAAAGGCCAAGCGCAACCATCCCTTGACTAAAAAACTTGGCAAGGAAATGGCCGCTGAACTGGTTTTTCATTTTGCCGGGTCGCGGTTCTATATCCCCCGCTTCTTCGTCAATCCGATTTTTGAAAATGCGCGAAGAATTCAAACCCTTGATGATGGATCGCGTACAGTTACCACCGTCGCTCGTGAAGCCGATGTCACCGAACGCACGGTTTACAAACATCGCGCAAAAGTGCGAGGGTCGGAACCCGAAGACGGCCGTCAACCCTCGTTGTTTCACGGGAAAACATGAACCGTTCAGGGATGACCTGACACCTGCGCCACCGTAGGTTGGTGTTCATGGAAACCTTCGCACACGTCTTGCCTTTTGTCCTCAAACACGAGGGCGGTTTTTCCGATCATCCCGCCGACAAGGGCGGGCCGACAAAGTACGGCATATCCCTTCGTATGGCGGTGAAGCTAGGCGATATCGATGGCGATGGTCGACTGGACTTCGACATCGATGGAGATGGTGATGTGGATGCTGACGACATCCGGCAAATGAACGCAATCACTGCGGGACGTTACTATCGTCAGCTCTGGGCGCGTCGCCGTCTTGATGAGGTTACCAATCAACACATCGCCGCCAAAATCTTTGACCTGATGGTGGTGTCCGGTTTCAAGGGATCAAGCCATATTGTGCAGCGCGCACTTCGCGCTTGTGGGACGGCCGTCCTCGAAGACGGCATCATGGGATCGGGCACGATCCAGTCCATCAATCTTTACACCGGCAACATGCTGCATCGCGCGTCGCATGTTCTTTTCGTCGCCACCTGCGCCGAAGCCGCCGGTTTCTTCCGTTCGCTTCAGTCTTCAAATTTTGAGGCGGGCTGGCTTCGACGCGCGTATGACAGACCGGAAGGTTATCTTTATGAACATTTCTAAAATCTGCATTGCCGTCGCGGCGGCATTGGCCCTGATCAGCGGGTGCACCGCTACGCGTGATTTCACGCTGGGTAACGCGACCACCCAGGATCAACGCGCCTACAGGGCGATGCTTGTCTATACGGAACTGGCCAATCTGGCCGAAACCAAGGCACCAGCCCAACTGGAGCGGGCGGCTTTTGGGGCCATCACCGCCTTGCATCTGGCCGCGCTGGACAAGGCGACGTCGGCAAAGTTCGAGGTGGTTGCGAAAAGCGTGCGCAACCAGCTGCGGTTGCTGGCGGCGGGTTCGGAAATCAAAGGCCTTCCGTTTTATGATCTGAAATCGGCGGCCTTGCACCTTGCCCGAACGGGAGCGGTCACCGCTGAGCCAATCCTGCGTATCCGCCGAACCATGAACGCCATGAGCGCCGAGGCGCGTGGTCCAACGGTGGAAGAATGGGAGGCGGCTGTCGAGGCCGCCAGCGAAATCCACGCCCGAATCCAGCGCCGGGGATAACCGTGACTGGCACATCCATCGCCGCAGATGCTTTGGCTGTCGACCTGCTTAAATGCAGGTTGGCGGCCTTGGCCTATGAGCGGGATAAAACCCGCCTCGGCGACGCGTTGTGGGCGCTTGGATTTTCAGAAGTTGAGCGGGTTGCCGACCCGGCCACGAATACCCAGGGTTATTTCACCTGGGGGCAAACACCGGCAAAAGCCTATCTGGTATTCCGGGGGACCGAGAAGAACTTTGCCGATATTCTGACAGACCTCAAGTTTCGAAAAGAACCGCTCGGATTGCCTGTTAACAGGATCAATGTGCATCGCGGTTTTAAAACGGCCTTTAACGGCGTCTACGGACACTGCCTGTCGCGGTGCGTGAAACTGTGGAACAGAGGATTTGAGATCGAAGCTGTTGGTCATTCTCTCGGCGGTGCCCTGGCGATCCTCGCCGGGTACAATGATCTGGCAGACTACGTAACGACCTTTGGCGCACCCCGCGTTGGCAATACCAAATTCGCGACCGTCCTATCCGATTTCTGCATCCACCGTCGTTACGTACATGATGCGGACATCGTGCCTCGGGTGCCGTTTTTGGCGCTCGGGTTCCGCCATGATGGCCCAGCGCTGTTCTTCGATTACAGCGGGCAACTTCATGCCGATGCCGGAATCTGGAAAGAGATGTCCGGCTTGGTGCAAAGTTATCTGAATTGGGATTTTAAACATGGCAACGTTCGAGCGTTTACCGATCACAGAATCGGAGGCTACATCGACTGTCTTGAAAATCTGATCACCCCTAAAGGTCATCAACGGAGTAGCGTTTCATGAGTGAAGAAACAATCAATCAACTTCACCAGATGGTCGGTCGACTCCAGGGTGAGATGACCGGTATCAGGACGAGCGTCTCCAATATTGAAACCTCCGTTGGGTCAATTGATGACCGGCTGCTGTCGGTCGAGAAAAAATCTGCCGTCAATGGAGCCGTCTCGGGCGGCGTTGTCGGCGTTGCCGTCGCTCTGATCACTACGGCTTTCAAGGCGGGATGATCACGTGCATGGCCCGGAAAAACGCGCCGCTGTCAGGGCTGCATTCGTTCATCGCCGTTTGCCGTTGGGGGCATCTGCCAAAGACGCCGGTGTGCCGGTGTCGACAGCCCGGAAGTGGAAAAACAAAGCGAGGTCAGACGGCGACGACTGGGACAAGGCCCGCGCCGCATCGGCCATGGCGGGCGGTGGAAATGACAGTCTGCTTCTGACCCTGATTGAGGACTTTGTTCGCCTTCACCAGTCCGTAATTGACGATCTCGGCAAGGCCGAAGACGTAAGGCCAATCGATAAAGCCAAAGCGCTGTCAAGTCTGGCCGACGCCTTTTCCAAAACCATGTCCGCCGCTGGTCGGGTTGCGCCGGAAATTTCCGAACTGGCCGTCGCCCAGGATGTGTTGCAACGGTTTGGCCGCTTCGTTCATGACAACCACCCGGAACATGGACCCGCTTTCCTCGAAGTGCTCGAACCCTTCGCCTCCGTATTGGCGGCGCATTATGGTTAGCAAAGTCACGCGAAACGAATTCAGGAAGAACATCGCCGAATATGCCCGGCAGTTTCAATTGTTCGTCGAAACTTCGGTGGCCGGGTTCGATCCCGATCCGCAAGCCCGCGCCAAACGGCTGAAGAAAGCCGAGACTGATTTCTGGTTTTTTGCCCGCACCTACTTCCCTCATTATATCCGGGGAAAAACGGGCGGTCCCGCAAATGGAACAGATCCGATACCGCCTTCGGCATTTCATCGCTGGCTGTTCAAAAATCTGCCCGCCGTATTGGACAAGCCAGAGAGTTCAACGCTGGCGCTGGCCGCTCCACGAGGCGAATCCAAATCCACTTATGTGTCATTGATTTTTCTGATCTGGTGTCTGGCGTATCGACGCAAGCGTTATGCCGTCCTGATCATGGATACCTACGAGCAGGCCGCTGTCCATCTCGAAGCCATCAAGGCGGAACTGGAGCGCAACCCGCGTCTGGGCGTGGACTTCCCCGATCTGACCGGTAAAGGCCGGGTCTGGAATGAAGGTGTGATTGTCACGCGCACAAGCCTCAAGGTCCATGCGCGGGGCGGCGGTCAGAAGGTGCGCGGTCTCAAGCATGGTCCCTACCGTCCCGACCTGGTTGTTCTTGATGACATCGAAAATGATGAGAACGTTCAGAACCCCAAACAACGAGACAAACTACAGGGCTGGCTGAACAAGGCCGTCGAAAACCTTGGCGAGGCCGGTGAAAAAACCGACATCCTCTATGTCGGCACGATCCTGCATTATGACTCCGTTCTGGTCCGCACCCAGGCGAACCCATTGTGGCAGTCCGTGACGTTTTACGCCATCAACCGCTGGCCCGATAACATGACGCTGTGGGACCGCTGGGAAGAAATTTTGCACAACGATGGTGAACGCGCCGCCGATCTCTTCTATCAGAAAAACCGGATGACCATGGAGGCCGGGGCGGAAGTTTCATGGCCGGAAAAGCGTCCCCTCTATTTCCTGATGAAGACACGATTTCGGGTCGGCCATGACGCTTTCGACAGCGAGTTTCAGAATGACCCGGTATCCGGAGACCGGACCTTCACGGAATTGACGTTCTGGGTCGAGCGGTTAAGCGACTGGCTGTTTTTCGGTGCCTGCGATCCCAGTCTCGGCAAACGTGGCGAAGGGCGTGATCCGTCCGCTATTCTGGTTGGCGGCTTCAGCATGGAAACGGGAATTCTGGATGTTGTTGAGGCCGACATTCGCAAGCGCGTACCGGACATCATCATATCCGATGTCATCAGTTTCCAGCGTCAGTATCGATGTCTTCAGTGGGCGATTGAGAGCGTTCAGTTTCAGGAATTCTTCAGAACCACTCTGGTCAACCGATCTGCCAGAGAGGAATACGCCACACCTGTTCCGGCAGTACCCTACGTCTCAAGCGTCGATAAGGATTTGCGGATCGCCGCCATCCAGCCGCATACGGTTAACGGTCTGATCCGCGTCAACCCCAATCACAAGACACTGATTTCCCAACTCAAGCACTGGCCGAAAGCCGATCATGACGATGGCCCGGATGCGCTGGCCATGCTGTGGTGGGTGGCGACGAACTTCGGCCATCCGTCACAGATTACCTCCAGTGGCAAGCGCCGGGCGACTAGCCAGCTCGGCAGTTTCATAGGAGGTTGACAGGAGGAAAGATGGCCGAAGAAAACAACGCCACAGACGACACCACAAAGGCCGGTATGCTGGGCCGCGAGGTCGCGACCAGCCGCCGCAATATCTATATTGATCGGTTCTCCGGCCTGCTGAGGCCCACCGATGAAACCCTGATTGAGCGCGGCCATGGCCGGGGCCTCAAGATTTATGACGAGGTGGAGCGCGACCCTCACATCTATGCCGTGTTGCAGAAACGCAAGATGGCCGTTGTCGCTCGTGAATTTGAAGTCAAGGCCGCATCTGAAGATGCGCTGGATAAGGCGGCGGCGGAACTGGTTGAGGAAAATCTTCGCGCCATTTCCTTTGACCGTATCTGTCTGGAGCTTCTCGACGCCATCCTCAAGGGTTTCGCCGTTGGGGAGGTCATGTGGGAAATCAACGACGGACGGCTGTGGATCGCCGACGTTAAAAAGCGAGACCAGCGGCGCTTCATTTTTGACGATGAGGAAAACCTTCGGCTGCTGACGTGGGAGAATATGCTGAAGGGTGAAGAATTGCCCGCCCAAAAGTTTGTTGTTCATCGCTTCAATCCGCGTGACAGCGATCCTTACGGCCTTGGCTTGGGTCATCGTCTTTTCTGGTACGCCTGGTTCAAACGACAGGGGGTCGCTTTCTGGCTGACTTTCTGTGAGAAGTTCGGCGCCCCCACAACAGTCGGCGAATACCCCGCAGGTCAGGATCATTTACGTGATGCGGTTCTGGAGGCGGCGGCGGCGGTCTCCAGCGAAACCGCCGTGGCGATCCCCACGGGCACGGTTTTGACGTTACTGGAGGCCCAGCGTGGCGGCAACGGGCTGACTTACGATCAGCTTTGCCGCTATACGGATGAACAGGCGTCGGAATGTGTTCTCGGTGAAACCCTGACCACCAATATCGGCAAGGTCGGCTCAAAGGCGGCGGCGTCCACGCACGATGACGTGCGCGAAGAATTGACAGACGCCGACGCCGATCTGTTGTCCGATACACTTGAAGAAACGTTTATCAAATGGCTGGTCGATGTCAACTTCCCCGGTGCCCGGTGTCCCCGCGTCAGACGGATCAAGGAGGAAGACTTGAGTGAAGAAGCCGCGCTGGAGAAATGGCGGGCCGAAATTGTCGAGACCTATAACAATGCCGGATATTCCATCCCTCAACACCTCGTGGATAAATGGTATGCCGAGGAACTGGTCAGACTTCCCATCGCCTTTAGCGGAACTGGCTCGGAACCGGTACCGGCCTTCAGCGAAAGCGATGAGAGTTTGGCGACATCGCCGGAACGCGAAGCCACGGATGCTCTGGTCGATCAGCTTGAACGCGCCCTGGGTGAAGAAACCGATCAGCTTGTCGGCCTTGTTCACGATGCCGTATTCGCGGCCTCGGATGCTGATGATCTGACCCGCCGTTTGCTGGAGATCGAAGCGGACCCGACAAGGCGGCGTGACGTTATCGCCCGCGCCATGATACTGGCCGATCTGACCGGGCAGGACAGTGATGACCAAGAAACTTAAGAAACCTAAACCGCTGGGGTTGGGTCTGCCTTTCGAAGAGGCCATCCAAACCTTCCGCCAGAAGGTGCGGTTGCCAACTCAAGCCTGGACCGATCTCTGGGAAGGCATGCATGCGCGGGCCTTTGTCGTCGCCGGGGCGCAATCGGATGCCTTGCTGGGTGATTTTCAACAGGCGCTCATGAAGAATATGGAAGACGGTCGCACACTGGCCGATTTCCGAAAGGACTTCGATACCATCGTCGCCCGGCACGGCTGGTCATATAAGGGAGAGCGCGGCTGGCGGTCCAAGACCATCTATCACACCAACATGCGCCAAAGCATGCAGGCCGGGCGCTGGAAACAAATCCAGCGGACCAAAAAGACCCGACCGTATCTCGGCTACAGATCGGTGCTTGGACCGCATACCCGAGCCGAACATGCAAGCTGGCACAACACCGTCCTGCCCGTCGATGATCCATGGTGGAAAACCCACAACCCCATGAACGGCTGGGGCTGCCTATGTGTGGCCATTCAGTTGTCAATTCGTGATCTCAAGCGATATGGGCTGAAGGTTTCCAAGACCGCGCCGAAGATCGAGCTGGAAACCCGGACCATCAATACGCCGTCCGGGCCGTTATCGGTTTCAGTGCCGAAGGGCGTTGATCCGGGTTTCGCCTACAATCCCGGTGAAGCGGCATGGGGCACGCAAATTTCCGAAAACAGCATGGCCGCATGGAGGGCGCAAGGCGCCAAGGCGTGGGAGCCTTTGGACACCGACACATGGCGAACCCTGAACCGGCCAGAACGAATTCCTGTGGATAAACCCGCCGCCCGTCTGGGTCCCAAGGTGAAGTCGACGGTTGATCTGCAGCGCCGTATCGAGGCTACTTTGGGCGGCGAAGAAAAGATATTTGAATTGCCGGATGGCTCGCCTCTGCTGGTTAACGCCAAGGCGCTGGCCGAACATATGCCGCTGGAGCGGGCACCCATGGCATCTTTGTTGCCTGAGTTGATCGAAAATCCCCACGAAATCTGGATCAGGTTTGAACGTCATCGTGGAACCGGGCAGGTGCAATTGCGAAAGCGGATGATCAAGGCGGTCAACGTCGGCAAGGATCGCGTCTTGCTTCTGGTTGCCCAGGCGGTGGAGGGGCGGTTCGAGGCGTGGACCGCTTTTCTGACCCGTGATTTCAGCAACGTACAGCGTCAACGCGCCGGGCGTCTGGTCTATGCCCGCGACCTGGACAATACCGAACGATGAGATGGGGGCCTGGGTGGGAAGCGGCCACCCGGCCAAAAGACGTTTTCAGGTCGGCACCGCGTCTGCCTTGTGACCCTCAGTCCATAACCTGATCTTACGCCAAATTTCCGGCGCTTTCAACGTTTCCCGAAAAATGCGCCGTGGTGCCTGATGCACTACATCTAGGCATGGTACAGGCTAAAATCCCACTATAGGCCGTTAACCCCCCGTTAAAGTCGCCCACAGGGCATATTTTTGCGCTGCCTGATCCCCCAAGTTTGACATCCACACCTGTTTCGGGCGATGCTTCGATTCGTCGACGGCATCCCTTGGCGCGGACAGCCGCCTCCCCATACGCATTGATCAAAACATCCCTGAATCCTTCAGGGTGGTTATCCGTGCGCCCATCCTTCATCGTCCCAATCATCCAAACGCGGGATAGAGCAGCCCGGTAGCTCGTCTGGCTCATAACCAGAAGGTCACAGGCTCAAATCCTGTTCTCGCAACCAAAGCCGGATCAACGGAGATCGGAAATGAAGAACTGACATGCCGCAAGCCATCGCCCTCACCGCAGAACGCCAGATCGAAATTTTCCGCACCGGCACTCATCGTCCAATGCGTGGTCCGGCGCTTGTGGTGGACGGTGCCATGCTGCAGGAAGTAGCGTCCAGTTACGACGCCGCCAACCATGAAGCCCCGCTGGTTATCGGGCATCCCGCCCTGGATGATCCGGCACGCGGTTGGGTCAAGGGGCTGCATGTCGATGGTGACCGGTTGGTTGCCACTGTTGATGAAGTCCAGACCGCATTCTCTGAAGCTGTCCGCGACGGCCAGTTCAAGAAAATTTCGCCGTGGCTGTATCCTCCTAGAGACCCTGCAAATCCGACACCCGGCAAGTGGCACCTGAAGCACGTTGGTTTTCTGGGGGCCAAGATACCCGCCGTCAAGGGCTTGCGGCCCGTGCAGTTTGCCGGTGATGACGAAGGCGCTGTCGGTTTTGAGTTCAGCGAGGGCGGCGGTCAACTCTTCAGAAATGTTGCCGACATTTTCCGCTCCATGCGCGATTACATGATCGAGCAAGACGGCAAAGACGCTGCTGACAGCGTATTGCCTGACTGGCGCATCGAATGGCTTCGGGAAGCGGCCGACCGTCTGGATGACGATGCGGATTCCGCAAATGCTTTCACAGAGCCCAACCTTGATAAGGAGACAGTCAACATGGCCGATACGCCTGCAACCCCCACCGCCGAAGAACTGGCGAAACGCCAAGCCGAACTGGACACACGCGAACAGGAAACCAAAAAACGCGAAGCCGCATTCGCCGAACGCGAATCCGTCGCCCGTACCGCCGAAAACGAAACCTTCGTCGATGGCCTGATTGAGGCCGCCCGCTTGCCGTCCGGCATGCGTGGGGAGGTTTTGGCCTTCATGGAAGCGATTGACGGCGGCGACGCCTTTGCATTCGGTGAAGGCGATGACGACGAAAACCTGTCTGCCGTCGATGCCTTCAAGCGCATTACCGACAAACTGCCGGTACTGGTCAGTCTGGAGGAAGCCGCTGGCTCAAGCAAACACATGTCTATCCAATCAGGTTACGCCTTCGCCGCACCCGGTGGTTTCGAAATCGATATCGACGGCGTTGAATTGGATCAACAGGCCAAGGCCTACCAGAAGCAGAACCCCAACACCCCATATCTGGACGCCGTCAAGGCCGTCCAATCCGCCTAACCTGAAAAGGAGAGACCCTTGCAAAACCGCTCACTTCACGACGAGACCCTCCGCGCCAGCGGTGCTGTCTCCAAATGCCGAGGCGTCGGTTACGATGGCGCGCAGGCGACCGTTCAGGGCCAGAAGGTCCTGGGTGTTTCCGTAACAGACGCCGCCGCTGGCGCATTGTTCGCGGCAACCTGCATCGGCACCGCCATCATCGAATCCGGCGCTGTCATTGCCAAGGGTGACGCTCTGATCGTCGATGCCCTGGGACGCGCCATTCCGGCATCGCCACTGGGGGTCGTTGCCGGTGCCGTGGCGATGACGTCGAGCGCGGCGAACGGCGCTGTGCTTTCCGGTGCCACCCTTCCCGATTTCGTTTTCGCCGATGCTCTGGAGGCAGCGGACGTGTCGGGTCGTTTCATCGAAATCAAACTGCGTTAGGAAGGAGAGGCACACATGCCCGCACCCAGCAATATGAATACATCCCAGGCCCGCGTTATTGACCCGGTCCTGTCCAACCATGCGAGAGGTTATCGCCACGCCGGTCGTGTCGGTCATTTTCTTTTTCCGTATGTCCACATTCCGGTTCGTGGCGTCAAACGCCTGGAATTCGGCAAGGAAAGTTTTCGGCTTTACAAAACGGCGCGCGCGCCCGGTGGGGCGACAAAACGCGTGCAGTTCGGCTATCAAGGCAAATCGGTCGTGTTGGAGCAGCATTCTCTGGAGGGACAGGTTCCTTTCGAGCATCAAGAAGACGCGTCGATGGTGCCGGGTATCGATATTGCCGCGTCATCGGTCAATCTGGTGATGTCATCCATCAGCCTGTATGTTGAACATTTGCAAGCGACTGCGGCAACCAATCCGGCCAACTACTCGGTTACCCACCGTGAACAACTGGTTGGCGCGGCCAAATGGGATGATCCCCTCAGCAAGCCGAAAGACCAGATCAAAAGCGCGCGGGAAACGGTTCGCAAGACCATCGGCGTATATCCCAACACGCTGGTGTTGTCGCCCGGGGCCTTCAATGCGCTGGATGACCATCCTGCAATTGTTGATAAATTCAAATACACGTCATCCGACAGTATAACGACAGAGATGCTGGCGAATTATTTCAAGATACCGACCGTCGCCGTCGCCGAATCCGTCTACGCCGATCCCAACGACGCCTTTCAGGATGTCTGGGGGAACACCGCCGTGCTGGCCTACGTGCCGCCAACGGGTCAGTCCTGGGAGGTGCCGTCTTACGGCTACACCTACCGCCTGCAAGGCGTACCTTACGTCGAACAGCCTTATTCCGACCGAAACGCCAAGTCCTGGATTTATCCGGTGACGGATGAATATTCGCCGGAACTGGTCGGTGCGGAAGCCGGTTTTCTGTTCACTGATGTGGTCACGCCACCCGTCTAAACCGGAGCACCTGATCAACGAAAGGTAGGAGTTACTATTCATGACTGAGAAAAAGAAAACTTACGCAGTGGTTTCGCGGCTGCGTGTAGATGACAAATTTTATCCACCCGGAAGCACAATCAGCCTGACTGCAGACGATGCCGAACCGCTGATCAAGAGCGGCACGCTGACTGATCTTCTGGCTGATCCTTTGGCCGGTCCTGTGGGCGATCCTGATAAAGTTGAGACTGCCGTCCAGGAAACCACCACCACGTCACGGCCCGAAGATGCTGATGCGGTGATTGATGCCATCATGGCCAAACTACCGGCATTGCCACTTGGCGATATCGGCGCGGACGGCAAGCCACTGGTCGCCAAGGTAGAAGGCCTTGTCGGCTTCGATCTCACCGAGGATGAGGTCGATTACGCTTGGCAGCGATATGGCGAAGAGCGTCTGGCTGACGCAAAAAAGAACGATACGGGGTCCACGCCGGGGAATGGCGGGAGCGAAGGTGATGGTCAGGGTAACCCCGAAACCAAATCCGACGCTTCCGCCGTCACTGATACGCCCCCGAAGAAACCCGCGCAGAAGAAACCCCCGAAGAAACCCGCGCCCAAAAAACCCGCGAAAAAAGCAGCAAACAAGAATACCACCCCAGAAAGTGCCGGGGTTGAGGGAGGCAAAGCAGTTTCCTGATCCCCGGCACGCCACGTCGAGGCCGGGCCGGTTGTTAGAGGTGGACCGGCCCGTTAGATGACGCACCTCCAAAGGGGTTGGGAGACCCCATTCTAACAACCCCGGAGACAAGACCATGAAACCCTCTCAAAAACCGTCCCTCGGACGCATTGTCCAGTATAGCCAGCCCGCTGGCGAAGCCCGGCACAATGATGAACGCACGCACCCGGCGATCATCACTCATGTCTGGTCGGATACCTGTGTCAACCTGACAGTTTTCTTCGATAACGCCGCACCGGAGCCGCGCACATCTGTGTGTCTGCGCACCGATGACGCCGATCACAACCCAAACGCATATTGGGAGTGGCCAGCCAAGGTCTAAGCCATGAATTACGCCGCTCAACAAGACATCATTGACGCCTATGGAGAGGATGCCCTTCTCACCATCGCGGATCGTGACGGCGATAACGTCATTGATGCGCTGATCGTGGATCGCGCCTTGACCCGAGCCACGTCGGAAATTGATGCGGCGTTCCGAAATCGTTATGTGACACCTCTGGTCACGGTTCCCGAAGACATCAGGGCCGTGGCCGTCGATATGGCGCGCTACTTTCTGGCGGGAACGCCCGGTGCCAGCGATGATGAAATCCGCACCCGCTACGAAGACGCCCGCAAGACACTGGACGCCTACGCCAATGGCAAACGGCAACTGGATGCGCCGCCTGTTTCCCAACCGGCGTCCGGCCAGATCGTCATTAGCGCCAAGTCTTCCGTCTTCGGCGACGGCGCGCTTGGCGGTTTCACCAAGGGGGGCACGAGATGAGCAAGTCTGGCATCCGCATGCACCTTGAAGGGGCTGATCTGGCCGGTGAAGCACTCGACCGCGTGGCCGCCGCCTTCGACGACATGACGCCCCTGATGGATACCATTGGCGGCGATCAGGTTACGTCAACGCAGATGCGGTTTGAGTTGGGTCAGGACCCGGACGGGAACCATTGGCCCCCTTCGGGCCGCGCACGCCAGAAGAACGCCAAAACACTGATCGAATCACGCCGACTATTTGACAGCATCACGCACAAACCCTCCCCGTCATCGGTGGAGATCGGCACCAATGACATCAAGGCTGGCGTCCATCAGTTCGGTGCAATCATTGAGCCCAAAACCGCCAACATGCTGACGTTTCGCGCATCGGATGGTTCCTTCGTAAGTGTCAAGCGCGTGGAAATCCCGGCCCGCCCGTTCATCGGTTTTTCGGAAGATGACCGCCAGCAGGCCATCGGGACCATCGAAGACTATGCCCTGAACGCGCTGGGGGCCGGGTCATGACCTTGCACAACCATCTCAACGCGATTGTTGTCGATTTCAAAACCCTGTTTGCGGCGGCGTCTGTGGAAACCCACCGGGGTCGCTTCACCTTGTCGGAGCTCAAAAAACTTGGCGCAAAACTGCCTGCCGTGCGGATAGCCCTCGGCAACGTGCTGAATGTAACCCTCCAGGCCGACGATCAACTCGAGATCATCTGTGAATTCTGGACTGCGATCATCACAAAAGACGTAAAGGCCCTGCCGCGCCACGAGGCGGCGGCCAATATGGTTGATGCCCTGATCCTGCATCTGCCGGGTAATCGGCTGGGCAGCGGTTTTGCGTTCGGGGCGGAGAATGTGACGGCGGCAAATCTGTTCGGCGGCGACGTGGACAATACGGGTGTGATGATGTGGGAGGTTCGCTTTCGCCAAAAACTGCGGTTGGGCACCGATATCTTTAATGAAACCGGGGTCCTGCCCGCCGACCTTTATCTTGGCGCGGCACCGAAAATCGGCACCGCTCACCGCCCGGATTACCGACACCTAGAAACGGGCAACCCGCCGCCGGAGGTCATATGAACGATCTACAATATCAACTGGCTGAACTGAACCGTCGCCTCGCCAACCTGATCCGTCCGGGGAAAATCATCGAAGCCGATTACCCGGCGGCGCGGGTGCGGGTGCAGATCGGCGACCTGATCACCGCCCCATTGCCGTGGCTGACATCACGGGCGGGCGGTGATGTCAGTTGGTGGGCGCCCGAGGTCGGGGAGCAGGTTCTCGTTCTGTCCCCCTCCGGCGATCTGTCTCAGGGGTGGGCACTGCCCGCCGGATTTACGAATCAGGCTCCGGCTCCTGAAGTTTCGCCGGATATCCACAAAACGGTTTATGCGGACGGGTTCAAGATTACCCATAACCGGGTAGCCAAACATACCGTTCTTGACGCCTGGGACAGCGCGGGCACCCTAGAAATCCGCGCCAAGAACATCATTTTGAAAACCGGCGACGGCGGTTTCTATCATGTTGGCCATGCCGGATACGCCACGCGAATCACCCACAAGAGCGGCGTCAATTATGACAGCGAGAGCTGGCAGACCGGAGCAGTCGTGATCGGCGTTCCCGACCATGGCCATACCCCGCCCGAAGTGATCATCCCATAGGAGATGGATATGGAAACCCAAAGTTATGAAATCCTCAAAAGTTCTCATGCTGGCGAGAAAGGTGAAATCGTCTCAATGACGCCTAATGCCGCCAAGTACCTGATTTCCGGCGGGATCATCAAACCGGTCAGGGCCGTTAACCGGAAACCTGACTCCGCCTCACCGGCCAAGAAGCGGGGCCGCAAATAGATGCACGGCATGAACGCCAAAACCGGAAAACCGTTATCGGGATTCGACCACGTTCGCCAGAGCGTTGTCGATATCCTGACGACGCGCATAAATTCCCGCGTACTGTTGCGCGACTACGGTTTTGACGGATCTGGCATTATTGATGCGCCGGGCAATGCCGATAGTGTGGTGCGGCTTTTTGGTGCGGTCGCCAAAGCGCTGGACAAATGGGAGCCCCGTTTTCGGCTGAGCCGTATTCTGCTTAATGACGCCAGTGCCGGACGGGCGGACATCTCTCTCTACGGAGAATATCGCCCGGAAGGCGGCACGGCCCAGCCCGCCAACATCGAAGGGCTGGTGATCGCATGAGCGGTTTTGTCGATATCGACCTGTCACTATTGCCGACGCCGGATGCCGTGGAAATTCTGGACGCGGCGGCGATCAAGCAGGCGATGCTGGATGATCTGGCTATTAACGATCCCGAATTTTATAAAAATGTCCTCGAAAGCGACCCGGCGGTCAAGGTGATTGAAACCTTCGCCTATCGGGAAACGCTCGTTCGTCAACGAGTCAACGATGGCGTACGGGCGGTGATGCTGGCGACCAGTCGGGGAACAAATCTTGATGGTTTGGCGGCCTTCTACGGCGTCAAGCGCCAGGTCGTTGTCCCCGGTGACGCCCTCGCCGTTCCGCCTATCCCGCCGACCTATGAAGACGATTTAACGTTCCGGCGGCGCACGCAGCTTTCACCGGAAGCGATGACCACCGCCGGGTCCGCCGGATCGTATAAGTTCCATGGCCTGAGCGCCGGAGAAACACCGACAACCGTCACTGTCGAGAGCCCCAAACCCGGCGTTATCGTGGTGACGCGCACCTATGATCCGGCTGGTTTCTCGGCACAGGTCAAGGATGTCTCGGCGGTACGAACGGCAGATGGCGTGGTCACCGTCACCGTTCTTTCCCACACGCTTGACGGCGCAGCCAGTGCGGCATTGCTGTCTGCCGTCACGGCCCATTTGAGTGGAAAGTACGTGGTTCCGCTGACCGATAACATCATTGTTCAAGGGGCGACAATTCTGCCCTATTCGATTGATGTGGCGCTGCAGCTCTACAACGGTCCGGACGCGGCGGCGGTCATTGCCGAGGCGACCGCCAGCGCGCAGGCCTACGTTGACGCCCGGCATAAACTTGGCGATACCGTCGCCATTACAGGTATTGAGGGTGCGCTCCACGTTGCTGGCGTCAAGAACATGACGCGCACTCTGCCCGCGACCGATATCGTTGCCCTGGATAATCAAGCGCCCTATTGCACGGCCATTACCTTGACGGTCTCGCCATGAAGAGTAGCCTTCTTCCCGCCAACGCCACCGATCCGGAACGCGCGCTGGAACGCGCCGCCGCCCGCGTTGGTGATGTTGGCGTGCCCATCGCGGATATGTGGAACCCGGACAAATGTCCATTGGCTTGGCTACCCTTTCTGGCCTGGGCCTTCAGCGTCGATACATGGGACGCCACATGGCCGGAATCCGTTCAACGAAAGGTCGTAAAAATGGCCATTCAGGTGCATCGCGTCAAGGGCACGTTGGGTGCCCTGGAGGATGCTCTGGCGGCCCTTGATCTGGATGCCGTGGTGACGCAATGGTTTGAGTACGGAGGCACTCCGTATCGGTTCAGGGTTGATGTGGAGCTGACCACCCGTGGTCTGACCAAAAACGAACAGACCACAATTGGAGCCGTGATCGAAAATTCCAAAAACGAACGTTCAGTGCTCGACCAGCTCAACATCTGGCTTAAGGCGCAACAGGCGGTACCGTTCTTGGCTGGCACTGCGATGGTTGGGACGACGATAACGATCCATCCATACGCTGTTTATGAGATAACTACTGATCAAGCCGCACCGCAATATTGTGCAGCCGCGTCTTTGGTCTCAACCATAACCATCAACCCTGCGGGAGCCTGAAATGCCGACTGAAACGTTCGGGTCAATCATCACCGATGTCGGAACCGCGCAACTTTCCAACGCGATGGCGTTGGGTCAGGTTGTTAACATCACCGACATCGCGGTCGGTGATGGCGACCTTGGCGCGTATTACACGCCGACCGTAGCGCAGACAAGCCTAAAAAATGAAATGTATCGCGGCACGATCAACAACAGGTACATCCACCCGCAAAATCCCAACGTCGTCGTTTTTGAGTTGGCGATCCCGGTTGCGACCGGGCCGTTTACCCTCCGCGAGGTGGGTGTTTTCGACAGCGCCGGAAACATGATTTCTGTCAGCAAAATCCCAGAAACCTACAAAACCACCACGGCGCAGGGTGCCTCCACCGATCTCCTGATCAAGTATGAACTGGTAACGACAAATACGGCGCAATTAAATCTCCTCGTCGATCCCAGCGTGGTTCTGGCCAGCCACCAAAAGGTTGCGGACGATATCGCCACCCATTCCGCCGCGACCAATCCGCATCCGACCTATACGGTCCCGCAGGCCACCGAAACGCTGATCGGCAAGGTTGAGCTG